GCCAAAGTCTGGGAACTGAGTCTAGCTGCGGCTTGTGAGAGATCCTGTCGACGAAAGTCTATAGAATCTCCTAGATTACCGCTTCGAATAGCGCTATCCAAGAATTCACGGATAGACTGCTGACACCACTGATTAGCAGTAGGTTCCGCGGCGATGAGCCGAGGAGCCTTCTGCGTCTTAGGGACAGCAATGAGCCTAGACGGTTGTTCAATTACTTCAGAACTCTCGTCGTAAGCTCCGTATTCTCCTCCACATATGGTGGGGTTCGCCAAGGCGAACTCTTCATAAGGGAAGATAGACCCCAGTCGAGCACTCCAGGTAGGAAACACGTATTTAAAACGTCTTCCGCGCTGGAACTCGGCTGTAGCTCCTGGTCCGTGCTTAAAGGCATGCAGGCTTGGTAAGTATTCGCCAAGTCCGCTTGCGATACAATCAGCGACTTTCTGGATTGTATCCAGCAAAGGACGAATTCCCGACTCGTCTTGCCTTCTGGCAAACAGGTCGAGACCACGGTTATTCCAGTCTGGACGTCGATCTGAGATCGAAGCCCGAGAAGGACTAATCCTAGTGAGATCACTAGCATCCCATATATCAGATGGTGGCGGTAACGATTCGTCGACGTCGTAATATTCTTTGACGGTCGCATATAAGACCTCCTTAGAACACTCTTTTGCGAATTTCTTCTGTCCGTACAGTAATGTACGTAAGAAGAACACTGCTTGAGAGTCGACGTCCTGCTTCAAACACCCGTTACGCTCAAAAACACGTAACCAAAGTCCCTGGAATAGTCTAGGAACCGTGGTACGCGCATTGATCCCCCTCGTGAGAGGGAGACCAGTACGCGGTAGTACGCGAGACTCGAGGGCAGAGTCGAAAACTTTGCCAAGAGCCGGTAGGTCAATCAGGAAAGTCCTGTCACCTACTTCATGAGCGTTGGACATGAGACGAGATAAATCCCGCTCCATATCCAAACGGTAGTCAGGGTAGAACTTCACGACGTCCAGAAGGACGGCGCGAACGAAACCTAGATGTGTTCCATTACGTCTGTTAGGCATGCTCACACCTCTGTGTTCATGCCCACGTGCCGACGGAACTAGCTCAGAGCTTGGTTAAGATAGCCAAGCAAGCTGGTCATCAATACGCGTAGCGCTTGATGCATAGCTAAGAAAGCCCTGACAAAACAGGGA